TCCCAAAATTTAATAGCGCCAGATCGATCGCAATAAATCATAAACCTGCGTTCCCACAGACTACGATAAATCGGATCTTTCTTTCCTAAAAATTTACTCTGATTAACTGGAGTAAATTTACCTTTTATGGCTGAGTTCTTGAAATTCATTTAACCATCCATTCATTTGCTCTTGCCAACGCTGCTGTGCCAGCAATTCAAGTTCTAGTGTGTTAATTTGCACAGGATTTCCATATTCGTCGATTAAGACGGAATCTTCATCCGGACATACTGCTATGGTCATTAATAATTCCGGCCCGGCACGCCACATACCACCGTTGTAAGCAAACAACATTTTGGCTTCGTATTTTTCACGCAGAATTTGTCTGGCTTGATTATGATCAAATCTAACTCGTGATTGTTTGATAATATTTTCAGTATCCATAGGGGTATTATACACGATTATATATCAAAAATAAAGCCCCTTGCGGGGCTTTCTGGAGGTATCTAGTTAAAAAAATTAGCTAGTATATGTCCATGTAGTGCTGTTCATTGTGGGTGTTCCCCATGAAGCCGTTGTTAGGTATGTGCTTGATGGAGGGCGCACAACTGTTACCTGCGCTAGTGTGCCATCTACAACGTCAAGTGCATCGCCTGTGCCAGCAGCAGGTGCAATAGTATCTGTAGCTGCATCATAATTGCCCCATACAAAAGTTAAAATAGTGCTAGTAGCATTTAATGCCACACTAAGAGTAACATAGTTTGCTGTGTATGGAGCCGAATCTGCATATTGCGTAAAAATAGTTGTTGCAGCACCGCCTGGAGTTAAATCATAAAAACCAGTTGTGGTTGTTAGTACAGTTGGAGATCCTGATCCACCAATTTTAGTTGTGCCAGTATATGATGTTCCAGCAATAGTTTGTGTTGCTGTACCACCTGTGAATGCAATTGTACCGCACTGTGAAAGTAAGTCTGCCCATTCTAGAGATTTAGCATCACCAGAAGTACCAGTTAAACTAGCACTCAAACGAATCATTCCACCTGCGTTGAAGAAATAACGTGCTGCGTTTGCACTTGCAAATGTTACTGTACGAGTAGTTACTGCACTTACGTCCCAGGTAGTTGTTCCTGATACTGTACCATTGGTGGTAATGTCTGATCCACTCGCAGCAGCATTTCCGCGGTTAGTGGTTAGTGTAGTAATATTTGTGCTTAATGCTGTGTATGCTTCAATTGTATCACCAGTTGTTGGATTAGTAATACTGGTTAATGTAGTGCCTTGGTGGCTTGCAATTGTATTACAACGATTTAGCAAATTTACCCACTGAGTTGCAGTAATAGTTGTTCCTGCACTTACTGTAGACAATGTTGTGCTTTCTCCGTACCCCTTATCAGATGTGCCTGACCCCCATAGTGTGTTTACATTTGCAACGCTGTGATTTACTGCGCTCGCGCCGCCCTGAATAAATGTGTTGTATTCATCATCTAGGATGGTATCGCCTGCTTGATATGCCATTTTAGTTTCCCTTTGTATTAGTTGACCGACCAACGCCACACATGTCTGTTATGGCTGGGTTTGATTGGCTTCTTAAAAATTAATTTTAACGACTGCTTCTACTGTGCCTTCGCCTGCTGTCTCTTTACTATTTAGCGCACGACCAATGATATTGCGTGCTGTTGCTTCACCGTCTTGTGCTGCTCTAGCAAAGCCATTGCCTGCTGAAACTAGGCGGTCGCCTTTGTTTACAGTACCAATAACTTTAACTGGCACACGTCCATTCATAGCAATGGGTGGGTGTGTAGCATTTGTGCCTGCTTTTGCGTTCATTAAGTACGCTGCACGGTCGGAGATAACACCAAAAACGTTTTCTGATAATTCGTCAATGGCTTGTGTTACTTCAGCAATGCCGCCTAGTTCAACAACAGTGCCTGCTTCGTATTCAGCATCAGCTTCGAAGCGTTCTGCCAAGTCAGCATACTCGGCTGATGTAGCCGTTCCTTCAAAACTGTTTGCATAAACATTATTAAATTTGGTTCCGCTTGCGCCCAGGTTAGTGGTACCACCAACACCAGGAAGAATGTCTGATGTGCCGCCATCAAACACAAGCACTTGTGTAGTCGAGCCATTATCGTTTACACGGAAAATAACATCACCATCACTAATAACATTTTCAATAATTACATTACCAGTTCCTAGTGGTGTAGTGAGTCGAAAATCACTGTCAACACCCACTGTTAAACCAGAATCATTTAAGATGCCTAGTGAACCAACAGTTGTATCATTAGCAACAGCACTGAGGTAGTCAGTAGCACTAAATCCATCAAGTTGTGCTGCATTAGTAGCTTTACCAGTAAACACTGCATTGCCGCTATTCACTGTTGTGCTTAATTGAACACCCGGCGCAATACTTGAAAAACCAGTTATTGCAGTTTGCGGTATAAATGTTGAGTCTTTACTAACAGTAGCAACGATATCATTTTCAACATAAAGTTTAACCACAATGTGATCTGTACCGCCTGAATCTTTGACAGTGTCAACAATTGCACCAGATGTCCCAGTTCCTGAAGTAAACGCTGGACCTACCAGAACAAAATTTGATCCATCATAAACTTTCAACTGACTGTTAGTTGAGTCAAACCACAAATCACCTGCAACATTACCAGTTGGTGTGCTTGAACTTGAAGTTGCTGCACCCAGGTTTTTCCATTGCGATCCGCTGTATACTTTAAGTAAGTTGTTGCCTGAATCATACCATAGCTGACCAGTTAACGGAGCAGTTGGTGCTGTGCTGTTTGCACTATTTTCGAGCATCTTAATAAAGTTTTCGCCCAAAAACTCACCGTAACCTGCATAGTTTTTGCCGATAATGGTAATGCTACTTGTTGTATTAATGGTACCGTCTGCAACTGTTGCAAAAATACTACCATTTGTTTTGTTAATTGTATAAGCCATTGCTGCTCAACTCCAAATTCGTTATATAATCTTATTTATACATTTTAAATATATGTATATTTATGTTGTACTTAAATTAGTCAAAGTTTGAATTCTAATTGTATAATCAATTTGTATCTGTCTGTTCAAACTTTTCTGAACTGGGTGAAAAACCACATGTGTGATTAGTTTTAAGTTTTCGGCTGAACCATTCCAGCTTTTTAGTCCCAGTTCATCAAACACAAAGTCACCGTCCAGCGTGGTGCTGTTATCAAACGCTTGCTGACCTGCTGGCTCACCATAATCCAACAAGCAACTCACAAGAATATCAGTGTACACACGCCCCGATGTATGTAGAACTGTCAGGTTATTTCGACTGGTATCAGTATTTGATGAGCTATTATCGTCCACAACCTTGCTAAATGTTTCGTTGTACAAGTTTGCATTTTGTCCGGTACTGTTTGCGGGCAAATAGGTAATCACGCCAGTGGGATCCACACTGGATCCGCCGTTTCCAAAACTCATCTGGTAAATATAGCCTAAATTTTTATTAGCCAAACTCTGTGCTAGTGCTTCACTCATGTTTTCGTAATGAATTGCATTTCTTTTATCAATAAAGACCTCTTTGCTGTTTGGATCAAAGATCTTAATATGGCCTTGAATATTCACCGAGCTTGATTCGTTAGGTTTTGATTCTTTGCTATCCATATTTTTTTGATGATTTTTATTTGTGTCTGTCATTTTCATTATTTATGCATCCTAGATTACTCACCTCTCAAGAAGCGTGCTGGAGTTGTTTGTTGTTTTTGCAATGCAATACCATTGGTTACAGAAGTTTCATCCCAGGAATCGCTATCATATGGCTCAGAATCAAACTCACCAACTTGGATAGTAGTATCAACTTTATACCATATTGAATTATACGGATGATTTAGTACACTACCTCGTGATTGATCTTGTACTGCACTGGAAGCAGCATGTCTTTGAATCGCAGTACCGGCCGTGCCTCTTCTGAGTCCGCTAATGGTGTTGTTGACTGTGTCACGTGTTCTGTAGGTGATTCTTTCACCATTGATATTAACCACACCAAAAATACCTGCCGGTAAGTTAGGTTCGCCTAGCTTGCTTGCATCATCAACATACACTGTGTCATGCCAGGGTTCCAGAATTTGTGCAAGTTCAGTTGTGTTGTCAGGTATGATACGGTATACTGCTGCATTCCCACGCATGTCATTGAAAATTCTAAATGATAGTTCATCAGGTACAACACTATCAGTAAATGTGGTAATAGCAACCACATCGATTGCACTGATCGCACCTCCTGATAAAAGAATAGCGGTTCCATCAGTTGATAAAACAAAATCTTCACCCGCAACCAATCTGCGACCATTGAGTGTTACCCAAATTCGGTCAGCGTTTTCAATAGTTCGATATAGTTCAAAAATATTAACGGTTGAGTCAACACCAATAGTAAAGTCAAACGGCACGTTGTCAAAACCAAAAATGTCTAATCCTTCTGAGACTGGAAGTTCAATTACTTTGGGTCCTTGATATACCACGGTGAGCGCATCTTGTTGTCTTATATCTCTGAACGTAGTTACTGCAATAACATCTCCGGAACTCAATACAATACCAGAGCTTACAATTTTTAGTTCATTGTTGATGTTGTTGACTGTATAGTCAGCCGATCCAGTTACATAGACATCCACAGTATCACCAGCATCAGGAGTTACTGACATGATAACATATCGTTCAGAGCTCTCATCATTAAGCGATACTGCATAATCATTGCCCAGTGTTTTCTTTACATTGTTCACATATACAACAACTTCTGAATCAGCAATCAATGTCTGATCGGTTCCTGTGCGGATGCCGTCTGGAAAATAAAACTCAACAGTTGTGCCATCGCCAATGTGTCGGACGCCTTCGCTAGGGCGTAGACGCCGTCCATTGAGTTCAACGATGATATTATCTCTGGCTGAACTTTCAATATTACCAGAAATAATGAAACTGTTGGTGGTCCCATCTGAAACAAATATTTCTGTTTCAGGATAGCTATAACCATAATCAATTAATGTGGAATCCAATTCAAGAATTGGTTCACCAAACAATGTCATCACTATGAAATCATTGCCAGTGTATGATGTGCTGAAAGTAAATTCAGTTTCGCCAACCACTGTTTCAGCATAGTTGTATGCTGTGGTTTCAACGCCATTTACTAGTATCAGTGCTTGATTGATGTCGTTAATATCCACTGGCACAGTTATACGATTTCCAATCTTGTTGCCGATGTAATTTTTTCTAAATATCTGGTGTGCGCCGCCAATTTCATAAACATAAATCTTTACAGTTTGCCCGGACGATGCTCCAGAAGTTATTGTGATTGTTCTGTTTACCCAGTCGATGGTATAATTTCTGGTATTATAAAGTCTGTTACCGGTGGTACCATTGAATACCACTAATTCCACAGGGTGTTCAACAACGCCAGCAAAGCTAAATGTGTTTCCACCATCATAAACATATGTTATGCCTTTAATCTGTGATGCATGTCCATTACCAGTATAATCATGTCCAGGTCTGGTTCTGACTGTCATATCAAGTGTGTCAAATATTGCACCAGGCACCAGTTCTTCTGGAGCATGCGAACTATATTCATCAATAAATGCACCACCGTCCACATTAATGTCTTCTGCACGTGTTCCGATATAGATATCTGTAAACAAACTGCTGTACTCTGCATCTAATATGGCATCACTGTACGTGGGTAGTCCTTCTGGACCATAATCAATATTATCAAATGGTGTAATATCAAAATTTCCAATATCATAGCCAGTGTTATCGCTGAAGCTTGTGCTTTGTACTTGCACACCTGGATAGTCAATTCCGTCGATCAACAATGCTAAATCTAATCCAGGATTGTTTACATCAGCGACATAAAAACCAGTGGTACGATCAACACCACTCAGTGTGGATGCATCTACTAGTTCATAATTTTCTGGGTCAAAGGTTGATTCCTGAATTGAACTGCCATCTGCTAAACTTGCGCGATATACACGGTCGTTGTAACGCACCAGCTGATCCTCGTTGTAAACTGTGTCTGGTGTCCAGTCCACAATCTGGCTCTGATATTCATAACGGTCATATTTGATTGTGGTTTTGATATTTCTGACCAGATCATTTTTCATGTACACGGTAGCACGTGCACCAGTACCATTCCCACCAGTGATTTCTACGATTGGAGTAGTTCTGTATCCATAACCCGGTGTTGTGATTTGAATTTCAGTAATCTGCCCCACAGAGTTAATCAGTGCGACTGCTTGTGCTGGTTGAGTGGCATCACCAATAACGTTAACAGTGGGCGGCACAGTATATCCAGAACCAGCATTGGTTATACTAATTTCATCTACTGTGAGCAGATGATTGTTGTACCAGTCTGACCAAGGTATAGTATTCCACACAGCATCCGTTGATAAGCGATTGCTTGGGTCTGTTTCCAGAACAGCAAAGCCATCATCTAAAATCGGACTTATGTATCTTTCATAAACTGAATCATATGCCGCAGGATTATCAAAATCAGTTGCGCTACCATCATATAAGTCAATACCTTCATATTTCAACAAGAAATCTTTGATCTTAACATGATATGGTTTAGATTCTTCAATATATTTTTGTACAAATGTTTGATTGTCTCTTCTGTAAACATTATACTTTTCAAGATTTCTGACCTTGTGTTCAACATCAATCAAACTGGTCTTAAACAGCCAATCAATGGATCCTTGTTCAGATAAGATGTAATTAAACATCATGACCAAGAGTTGATTTCTTTGTGCAACAGAATTCCCAACAAACAATTCTTCATTAATTGCTTTAATTATTTGTCGAGTTTCTGTAACTGGCTCTTGATCAAAATACTGTGCATCAAAAATCTCAACATCAAATCCATAAAATCCTGTGTTTGTATAATCCCACAATGCATCACTTAACTGTATTGTGCCGTTCTGGGTGCCTACTCTTGTCCAACCAGTTAGACTATTGTAGTTGTAAAGTTCCCAATTACCGGTGCTATTAACATTAACTTTTACTAGTGTGTCGTTGGGCACTGTTAGTGCAAGAAGCTCGCTATAGGTATCGACAATTCTTGATGGTTTAGAAAGAGTGTTATATCCGTCTGCATACCAATCAGCATAATCCCAGTAATTGGGTGTATTGTAATTTTGTACTCTGATTAGCATCAAAGATAGGTCGGGTTGCACCTGGTATATGGTCCATAATCCATTGTTGCTACTATCAGACTCAACCAACAACTTGTATCCAGGACTAACCAATTGTAAGTTTTGATAGCTTAATTCTGAAAGATCAGCAACACGATCATCATACGCTCCTGAAGAACTGGACGGAATAGGATCTTTGCTATTTAAAATATTAAATGCGGTTAACTCAGCGTATGGTTGTTGAGCAAGCAATAGATTTGCATTTGTGATGTAAATTTTTAATGCTGCTAACCGATCAACAAACAGACTTCTTCTGGGTCTAAATTCAACACCATATCTGTCGTCAGGAGATAGATTAATATCTGGCACTTTACTGCCCAGTGTATCTGTACCACAGAAACTGTCTTGAAGTTTTCGATATATGCTATCAGACAAGAAATCTTTTGGTCTCTGTTCTCTGATTAAATCATATTCAACAAACACTTTGTTTTCATTAAAGTTTTGATTGTATTCAATATGCAAAATACTGTTGGACTCGTCCACATATTCATTAACATTATACAGAGCAACAACATTTTTTCTCATCATTGCTGCATATGGAATTCCTGAACTTTGTGGATTTTGGATATAAGATGCAATCGCAGTAGCACTCAGTGTTTTTCCTAGTTTTCTATTCACTGTGGTGTAATCTTTGACCCAGAAATAATAACGAGTAGTAATCGTTCTGGTCTGATCCAATCCACTGATAACTGTGTATTGATCTATATCTTTGACTGTTCCTGCACCTGTATATTGCGCCGGTGGTACCGAGCTTTCAATCCATTCATAAACATCAACACTGCTACCATCTGCTAGTGTACCCCAGTTTTTAGAACTGTAAACTAAATCTTGTTGATTGTAATTTACAAATCTTGCGTTAGTAGTATCCCACCAGATTGTTCCGGTGTGATTGGCTGCCCAATATGTTCCATTGTTATTAACACTGTACGAGGCTGGGTCTACTGCGCCAATGATATCAATGTTTTGTTGTGCTGCGCCCAAGATTTTTCCATTTACTGGATCAATGAAGTCCAAATATGTCTTAACTGCTTGAGTGGTTGCATCGTAAATGTAAACAGCGTCAATTAATCGATAATCAACTTTTGTCGGCTGTTCTTGAATTGGTTGCCACGCAGCAGATCCGGTTGAACTTCCAAAAACTGTCAGTCTACCAATATTGTCTAATGTGGTATCATACCCTGGGCTGGTAACCAAAAGAAGGCCATCAGTAAAATCAACAGCCGTTCCAAATCCATCCAACTCTCGGACATCTGGGCTAAAGATCTGTTGTCCAAACACAAATTTTCCAGGTGTGTTATACGCTGAGCTGGATAACAGATCGAATGTGAACACTGCGCCGCTATCAGGCACGACATCTGATAGTTTAGTAGTATTGCTATCAAAGGTTGTAACAGATGAATCAAACACAGTTGGAATGAATGCGCTGGATTTTTTTGCACCAACAACCAGATTGGTTGCACTGTAATCAACATGAATACTTGAACCAAATTCACTGTATTCTTCTGGTCTGGGACTTACGATTGTCTGCGTTAGTTCATATGGCTGTAAGCCCAGTGTTTCAAACGCAGTTCCCTGACCTGGCATCACTGTCATTTTAGAAAGCAATGGTGATTCGTTGGTGTTGATGATGCTGATTCTGAGTTTGTTATCAACAATCGATGCCTGAACATTTGGAACGACGGCTGAATTAATGTCAGAAACTACTTGATTTAGTGATGTTCCAGTAAATTGTACATCAATGTTATCAATTCTGATGGTTTCACCGGCAGTCACTGACGGATTAGTAACTATACTATCAATATATCCAAATGCTCTGGATCTGTTAACAAATCTAGCAACGCTGCCTGCTTCAGGAAGTAATGTATTGTCTTTTGGTGCGCTCACATACACAGAGCAATCAGATCTGCAAATTCCAAGTGCTGAACCAAAATAAGCACCCTGGTTGGATCTTTCTGCAGTTAGCGTCTGTACTAGCTGGAATTGATTGATATCAATGTCAATCAAATCGCCTGTGTTTAATACTGGGTTTGCATCAATCGTAACACTGTTTGAACCAGTATCGATACTATAATTTGAATCAACATTGTTGATTGAATTAATTTGTTTTACACCGTTGATTCTAACTGCGTTGGGTGCATCGATTGATCTTCTGGTTGTATATCTCGAAGTAGTTTTGTTAGTTACAACAAATCTTTCCACTATGCGTTCATATACATAGGTTTTTCCTGCAAAATTTTGTGTTCCGCCATCAACAGTGTTTGTTGCTTCAGGCGCACCAATTACTATTTGTTGACCATCGCTTGTGGTCTTAATTGATCTTCCGAAATCTTCGTTGGACGATCCAGAAATTTTACCAACATATCTGTAATAATCCTGTGCTCTGATTGATATTGTTGATCCAGAAGATGGAGCAACTGTAAACGTTATTTCTTGAGTAGAGTTGTTAAATGTATAATCGTAATATGGACGCAAAAGAACTCCGCCAATATCTACACTAAATGAATCAATAGATGTGGCTGTGTAAAGTTCAGTTATACTAAATGCAAGAGTCGAGCCATCACCAGTCTTTGTTGTTGTGTTTTTTCTGGTTACACTAATTTCTGTACCCGATGCTGGTGCACCATAAAAAATTAACGTTGTGCCGGACAGATAATAACCAGTACTATTCTGAACAACATTGTTGAACGAAACTGTTAACTGTTCTGCAGCATTAATTTTTAGATCAGCTGACAGGTCGTATTGCGTGGTCTGGCCATCTGCTGTAAACGTGGCTGTTTGGGTTTGGTATACAATCTTTTCATATGCATACACACTCGCAATACCAGGCGCACTTACATATATCCAGTTTTCGTCTTCGCTGATTGCAACGGCTGCACCAAACTCTTGAGATTGGTTGCCTTGATCTGATACTGGAAGTGTTAAATACTGCCAATTTTGGAAAATATCCTGACTTGGATTTCTATATATTACAGTAGCCAAACCTTGCCCACTAATACTCAGGCTGGCACCAGCAACTCCCCAGTTTTTAGAAATTGCAACAGCATTTCCGTAACCTTGTGCTTTGTTTGGATCCAGGGTTAACACACTGTCGAATACATAGGTGTTGGCGTCTTTATTGTAACAATAGACCCCACCGCTGGCATTCTCTCGGTTAGTATATTCAGTGGCACCAATTATAGCACCATATCCATCAAATGCTTGCGCCAAACTTATTCCAAAATTGTAACTATCTGTAGTGCCAGGCGCTGTGGTGCTCTGTACCAATCTAAACGGTACTGTTTTCTCGTATACTTTCCATTTGCCGTTGATGTCAGCATCGACCCAAACTTTGTCGCCCTGAATTAAATTGCTGTTATATTCTGTGTTTGCAATATCACTCGCTTGATCAACTCTGGCCGCGGTTAGTTTGAATACAATTCCGTTGCCTGTTGCAACTGTTGTGCTTCCGGTAAGAGACCCAGATACAGTAACTGATTTTGTGCCTTCAATTGATAGAATTTGATGTGCTCCATTGATTGTATCATTAAAATATTTGACAATTATTAGTTCATCTTTGTGTAGATCAACAGTCAAATCAAATTCCAGTGTCAGTGTTCCATTAAGATTATCGATCACCGACACTAGTTTTGGATTATCTTGACGGACTCGGTAATCGATAGTGGTTGTGGTCAGTTCATCAGGATACACAAAAACTGGTTGTGATCTTAATAAACTACAACGATACACATTCCAGTCATATTTGTTGGATTTAGCAACCCACACATATGCGCCATCGCGAACTTTATCTAACTGTTCTGTTAAAGATGTTAAATCATCAAGATTAAAAATTGAAACATCTATGTCATCACTGTTCACATATCCTGCACTGGGCAATGCGACATCAGTTATAACCTCTGTTAATTCTGGAAAAATATTTGTGGTTGTATTTTTGTTGCTTTGTTTGTAGATGTTGTCGATTTGAATCAGTTGATCTGCGACAGTATCTACACCCAATGTATTAACTTCAATAATGCTAGGATTGGATTCAATTAGCTGACCATCTAACGAAAATTCCACAAATCGCTTGTTATCATTTGCACCATAAGTTGCACGCTTGATGGCCCAGTTTTCATAAATGTTATATTCGGCTAAATCTTTATCAAAAGTCACACCCTGGAATAGTTTAACGCTCGATGGTGTTCCTTTGTGGTTGACAAGATCACTATAGATGTTGATTTGACTTAAATCACCAATGTTAAGACTTTCTAAGTAATCTCTGGGGCGGAATCCAGTAATACCAAATGCAAGCAAATCAACATCACTTTCTAAATTAGCAGTTGCGTTATCATAGTATTTTGTCATTTGATCAGCTTTGCTGCTGATGTTGGGAATCATTCCTTTGTTGATTAGATCGTAATCAATTTTAATCCAGTCATCATATTCAAATGTTTCTGTTGGTTGTAATTTTTCAGATGCCGACCAGTATGAATTCTTATATTTGACAATGTCGCCCTTGTTGTAATTTAAATTAGCATTCCAATCAGACACATTATCCTGGTTGATAATAAATCCTTGTGCATCTAATTGTCCGTTCCATTCAAATGTGGTGAATCCGTCAATTTTGATTCGTTGTTGTCTTAGACCAGTCACTGGCTGATACATCAGATCATTAAAGATGCTAACATTATCCATGATTAGCAGATGCTCGTAGCTGGTGCTTCTCAATCTCAAGTAACTCAACGATTTATCAGCCAACATAACCAGTTTGAATTGGTTGTCTAACCGAACAATTGAAAAATCATCTGATTTTAATGGCTGTCTGTTCTGATCAAGCGGACGTTCATTAATGGCCAGATTGTTTAAATTATCAATTACTGACAACGGACGCTGATGTTTTAATACACTTGCCGAAGGGTTAATGTTGATTAAACTTCCGGTAACCCAGTTCTGATCAGCCCAGTAAACAAACTCTTGTGCCATTTGTGCCCAGGACAGTATAATATTGTTTTCAACATCATCGAAGGTCATGCCGGCTGCTTCTAGGAAAGCACCATAACTCACTAAGAAATCAACAACACTGTTGATACTTGTGAATGTATAGCCGTAAGGAACACGAACCACTCTGGAAGTAAATTTAGTGGGGATTCTTATTCTGGTTGATCCCACTGTAATTGTTTCAAAATCGCCGCTGGTGGAACTTTCTAGTATACGGAAATATGCTTCTGTCTGACTATTACCATACACAGCGTATCCATTATCTGTGCGTTGAATCATTACACTAGAGAACTGAATATCAGCAAATGATTGGTTTTTATAAAGCAACAGATCATAACTTTCGTCAGGTATTAGCAGACTTGTGTTAGAACTGTCTGGGCTGCTCTTGTCTGTGAAGATTTTAAGATATTTTTTATCTGTGAATGCGCCCATGCGATATGCAAGTCTAACATCTAACTCAGATATTTCAGTGTTTAACCCATCGGTATCAGGTACGCCTGTGCTGCGGTTATACTCAGCGATCCAGTCGATATAACTGTGCTTGGGTGTTGTGTCATTATAAACATCAATGGTTTTGACGTCCAATCTGTACCGTCTAGCATAAGCATATTGATCCAGTGTATTACTATATGTGTATAAATCTCTGTCTATACCCAGTGCAAAATATTCGGCTGGTTTTGTTAGGGCGAGCAATTTTTGCACAGCGAATGGCCAAGAGCTTGACCGTCTCCATGCATTTTCTGCTGGGCCAATATCTCCGGCAATCCAGCTTTTCTTAAAATCACTCTGATTATAGTTTGAAACTAAGAACTCAAATGGATTTTTTAGTTGCCCTTCGCTATCCACAGGAATAATAGCTGATAGTCCAGCACGGGCATATCTACTATCATATGTATTGGTGCCTCTGATATACCCAGCTTCCAGATCATCCCATAAAATTTGGTTCCCTGAAGTATATGGTGCTGGACCATATTCTGCTTCCCACCAGTCAGGCATTTCACTGAATCCAAGCATTTCCCAGGGATTAGTGTGTGGACGATCAGTATCATAATAATTTTTATATATTCCCCGCCAGTTTCCTTTGAGTGGAGTATTATCCAGTGTGGATCCAGCGCGGCTATAATTCCAGGTCCATTCATTTGTGGACAAATAGTTCTGAGTCTTATAATCAATTTTATGCCAACCTACCCAGTTCAGTAACTCTGCTGAAAGAATTTCGGTAATTTCTGAATCAGTATAATCTGTGTTTCTGAATTTTCCGGGTAGCACATCGCTCAATACAATCGGAGTGTCTGAATTAACTTTTAAATTATTGTATATTCTTTTTTCAAATTCCAGTAAAACTGAATCGCGTACATCATTAAATCCAATATAGATACTTCCGTCATGTCCCTGAATTACAGTTTGATCCTCGACGTATGTGTTATCAACATATATCTTGGGTTCATATTTTGGATACAAGCCCATTTTGGTTGGAGTTTCAGGAATAAAATTACCCAATGTAGACGAATATTCTCTGACTTTTAAAAGATCTCCGGTCTGTGTTTGTGTTAAAATAGTAATTCTGGGCCCATCAGTTGCCACAGTATAGTCATAGTCTTTAAGCAACAGTGTATCGTTCAGATATACCAGAAGCCCCTGCTGGTTGGCTGAGGTAAAATCATATACGTTGTTTGTGTTAAATGTTCCAGTGGTTATTGCTGTGATTTCATGAATGGTTTCAACATAGTTACCGCCTGCAGGAATCATGTCACTCCAAAAGAATGTGGAATCATTGGATTTACCAGCATTAATTTCAGTCAGTGCAGCATCGAGAATTTCACCATGAGTCATACCATAGGTGTCATTATTATTAACCCAATCCAGAATCAGATATTTGGTTTTTTCATATTGTGTTCCAACATATTGCAATGCACCAAAGAAATCATATTTTTCTTTGCGTAGGAAAAACGCCGCAGGTGTCACTGGGGCTGAATGTTGAACAATGGTATCTCCATATCCAGTGATGTCTCCCAGATCACGCAAATTATTGGCGCCATTGATAATACCATCAAATGCAACGATATTTTCGGCCAAACGATTAAAATGGTTCCTGACCGTTCCCAAAGTAATTGTATTGGCATTTTCATTGAACGGGTTGCTTTCCAGGCTATTGGGAATTTCGTAATATCCAATACCACTAGCCTCGTCACTAATAATTTTAACCTGCACCATTGTGCCTGCGGTTATTGTATTTGGTTTAAATGTGACCGTAGCTGGTGAGTTAACTGTGATTATGTAATTGTCTGGATCAATGAACTGATTATTTGCATATACTTTTATCCCAGGCACTGTGATATCAGTTCTGGGCGCAACGTCCAGTAACAAAGGTTTACCCTGATATTCAAATGTGAATACCTGACGTTGCCAGTTACGATCAACACTGGTTGTCCAACCAATTTTATTTTCGTATTCTGTTCTGGATGAGTACTTTCTCACAAATCCATCACTGACTTGTCTTTGAGTTCGTGTGCTATTATTTGCGTACACAAACGTGTCTGAGTATTGATTGTTTTCAAACACAATATCACCCAGATTGTCAATGTTTAGATATGTTAAAGGAAAACCTAACACAGGATCATTTCTGCCTGATCCTTGCTTATAGGAAAATAATTTACTTCCAGTAAACGTATTACTTGGGTATACTGATGTATCTCCAAAACTATAACCATCACTATCAAAAACATCAAACAATGGAGCCTGATTGGTCTGTGTTTTTTGTTGTGCCTCAATCCATACAGCCCCAGTATATCTGAACATCTTACCCTGTAGTGTGTTGCCGCTCAAACACAACACCGTTTCATCTGTGACGACTTGTGTGTCGTCGGCTGGAACCAGGTTTATGATATTTCCATATTCTGTGCTGAGATCATCAGGATCAACAATTTGCACAGTATAGATTCGATTGCGCACAGACGCATCCTGATCAGCAGCAAAAATTATTCTGGTACCGTTGATTAACTGGTATCCGTCAACAAAATAGCCGGTGCTTCCATTAACGTTTGACAACGCATCTACTTGTGTTAAATCAATTATGTCCACAGGCTGTTTTGCTTGTGTGCCATAATTAAATAATCTTAATCCGGCATTAAATTCAATAATGGGACGTTTGGCTTGTAAATCACTATCAAAATTTGCAACACTGTTGTTGTATTCTGCGGTGGCTAGAATTACATCTCGATGGAACCAACGATTATATCGACTCCAGGCATTTGAGTCTGCTGAGTTTCTTTTGATTGTCAGATAGTCAGGATTTAAAGGAGCATTAAAACTGCCATCAAATCCCAGTGTATCAAATGGTGATAAATCAAACAATTCTGAATCTGTATTAACATACGTTTCTGGTGTGACTAAATCTGCAACCGGAATCAATTCAATGCTGTGACCCACACCTTCAATAATATATTCATTATTTTGATAAAAACTGGGCTCAGTTACACTTGCAAATCTTATTTTTAATCCGTTGGTAAACACTACTCCATTTGGACTGGTATAAGTTTGTCTTCCAAGAATAGCATCAACATTGATAACTGCATCAGATTCTGGATCTACCAGTTGAATGACTCCAAAACGCAGTGGATTCACGCCATCCTGATAGTATAAAATGTTATCAAGGGCAGTGAGTTGAGGAATTTTTTCAAAAAATCCTGATGCGTTTTTATAGTACTGGGTGTTGCTGTATTCGGCGCCGCTGCCAATCTTAAACTTATCATTGACATCAATATCACTAATCTTGATTAGTTTTATAAACGTGCTGCCGTTTAGATCTACATAGGTGATTCTGTATAATCCATAACGCTCATCTTGATCGGTAATATATCTGGTAGGTTCAAATACAATTTCAGGATATGGATCACCCTGATCAAATCTGGATGAATCATATGGGGTGTAATCGACCCAACCCAGGTCTTCGGGATCTCCTTGTTGTGGATTTAAAAACACCAGAGTCTTACCTTCAAGATCAGTAATACCATCAATGTTATCTACCAAAGAAACCAATCTGTTGTGGATGCTATCAAATCTGGCCATGGTGGCCAGATCTATGGTGCCAATGTTATTAAGACCATAATAAAAATTTTGATCAGTTGATTTTGGAACATTAAATGTAACTGTTCCTACATCGTCGCCGTTATTAACTACACCCAGCACATCGCGACTACTCAGATTAGGCGAAAAGTCAAGTGTGCCATCAGTGCCTGGTTCTGATTGAATCCAGAAAGGATTTCCTGGTTGATTAACATTAAATGTGTATGCCCCACCTCTGACCAGGGTGATGGTTGGGTTGTCACCTACCAATCCACTTATACCATAATAATTTTCCTCAGTAGCAGATACATCAAAATCATCAATCAGCGCAGCACTGCCGACATTTACATCAACTGCATCTGGACCAGCAGGAATCCAATAATACTGGCTGTAATTGATAAATTTATCAAAATCAATATTTGGATCCCAGCTATATGTCTGACTAGCAAACAGTCTGTCAGCACGAGATGTGTTTGCTCCTTTGACATCAAGAGCATCCAGCATGCCAACATAGGTCATGGCATCTGTAACATTTCCATCATTGTCTTTGAATACGACAGCTGGTTCGAATTGATAATTTGCACGCTGTAATGATGGTTCTAAAACATACCCATCGTTAAAATTAGTACCAGGACCAAATCTACGACCAACATAACCTTGTGTGCGTTTCAGCTTTGGTTGTTGGATTAACTGATCAAGAGTAGCACCAAGAAATTCTCGATTTACATCGGTTTTAAAAATCTCGGGCAAAAAGTCAACTGATCTGATGCGTGCCATTTATTAAATTACTCCACTGTTACTGGTTAGTCTTAACTGACTAGCTGTCAGTGAATTAACCACCTGAACATCGTTTACTGTTGCTGCACTAACAAAAATTTCATTAGCCGCAGATTTAATTTCATATAAATTACCAAATTCTTTTGATGTATCCTTGGGCAACAGAATTACCGATCCCAAAATTCCACCCAACTGTTCATGAATATATGCTGATAGTTCGGAAAAATAGAATGTTTCACCAAAGTCCCAGTTATCGATATTAAAGTATTGGTTAATTGTTTCGATAACACGACTTTTAATTTCACTAGTACTAACCACGCTATTTTCAAGTTTAACTACCTTGATAGTGGCTTGCAATGCAGTGTTGGCTTTATCACCAAACAATGGTTTAAATTTAACACTATTAAACACCATGTTATCACTTACCATTTTGTAATCATTCAAGGATTCATATGATGTTGTTAATTCATCAATAGAGGGAACAGCTGGTTCAAGAACTGTTCCAGTGGTATCCTGAATATATCGTTGATAGTTAGCATAGTATTCTGAAGTAACCAAATATACATCAATAATGTTGGTTGATCCTGGATTAATTCTTCTGGAATCTGGGCTGTTGTGTCTGTATTGATAAATTAATCCTCCACGTCCAACACGAGCAATATAATCAGTGGTTTGTGTAACGGTTCTGACATTGGCAGCAGTTACTGACAACTCAAAAAACTGTTGTTCAGTGGTGGCATAAAATACTTGACCGTTGCTGTATTCATATTTGGCAAGATTGATTGCATCTTGCGTTGGATATACAGATACTACTGTTCCTTCTGCCAGCGGAACATATCGTTCCAGATTATCAAAATCTACGGTTCTTTGGAAGAATGCTAGTTTTTGTGTTGGGTTAACGTCTGATGCCACAACTAAATCAAAAAAGTCTGGATCATCTGGAACATTATCGTTATCAGTATCGGCCCAGCTGACTTCGACATTAAAGTCGTTTACAAAACCATCAGTTTCTACGGTTTGCCCCACGATGTCCAAAACAATATCACCAGCAAGTGGGGTGTGCTGATCTGGCTGGTTGTTGGTTCTGAGTATTTTGATATAATCATTGATCAGTTTACCAGTCTTTGGATCAAAAATCAGCTGATTTCCATCATAAAAGAATCTTGTTTCCACAACACTTGAGAAGAAATATTTCAGCCCTCTGAAAGTAACAGTATATGATGTTCCATCGCTGGTAAACTTTGCTAACCAACTGGAATCCAATCCTGTGCCAGATGTATCCTGTGCATATGTTTGTGCGTATGCGCCATTTTGATTTAGATTAGACGATGTTATCAGATACCAGGTATTGTTTGAATTATCAAACCCTATACCAAAATTTCTGTACAATTCAATCTGAGCAATCATGGATTGTTCTAAACTCGTTGGTAAGTCTGATGTAAAATCAGGTATCACAACAGATGCAATTGCACCAGTTGGCACAAAATTGTTTAGTGTTACTGCACCTACGCCGTTGCTGTCATTCCCATTGCCAGCATTTGTGCCATCATTTAGTAGCTCTCGTATACTTGCCCAGATATAAGTCTTATCACCAGGTTGGTTTGCAGATCCTGTTTGTAATCTGTTGTTCTTATCAAAATATTGGCCAGTGGGCGGCACAAATTTTATTAAACAGCGAGGTGTTAAGTATTGTTTAACTCCGTCCAGAGCAGCACCGATTGCAATTGGAGAACCGATATTGTTCTTGAAATATCCAGTGGTTTCATTCACAAGACTGGTACTGAATTGCCAGATCAATCCAGCTGATGTTAGACTGAATCGATCAAAATTGTCATAGTAAAACTGAAGCATGCTTCTGGAAGCTAGCTGTGGTTCGACATCGTTTCGAATAACCTTTTCAATGTCATTAACATCCACAAATGTAAATCCAATTGTGTCAGATGTTTGATCTCGATGGATCAACCCATCATCACCAAACGCATTGATACTGGAATATTTTCCAGTTGGATCAATCAAATCCAGATATCTGCTGGCGCCGATGTTTGATCTGTTGACTGCTTTGCTCTTAATGATTGTATTAAACTGGGCATAAGGAAAATTGTTGTAATCTTCACCATTGACCATTCTGTTTTGTGTGTAGAATCTGGCCGGTGCTCTGCGTTTAATATCGAGCAGTGCTTCTCTTGATCGGCTGTTTGAAATATTTTCCTGTAATCCTAGTGTGAAAGTTGCTGTTTCCAATCTGCCTTTGCGACTAACATAAGTTAAACTAACACTTACACTTTGAATTTCGTTGGGATTGATAACATATTCCAAACCATTACTGCTGCGTACATAGCTTCTGAATGTACCAACTGGTACTTCACTAAAAACACCATCACCAAACTTTAGCGTAATCTGATCTGAGTTTCTGGAATCTACACTGAAAAACTTTCTGTTGTTGGCACTGTTTTGATTTTGATTTGTGTAGATGTTGTCTACTTGCGTCCAGGATTCTGTTATGTCACCACTGGACGGATTTATTTTGTATAACCAGATATCATTATTATTAACACCATTGATGTTGATATCAACTGTTCTGTTATCAATTTTTTCAGGTAAGTTAAACTCTCTGGTCTGCAGGGCGCCTTGTTTAAAATAGAAAAAATAACCGGTATTTGAGCTACCAAATCCAAGACCATCATTACGATAAAGAATGTTTAAGTCGCCACCTGGTTGTGGTTGCGGCTCATATATATAAGTTTTGTCTACACTTGAACCGCTAACAACCTCAAACGGCATGCTAACTCCATCCACGGTTGCTGTGAATGGAATAACTGGTAAAAATCCTGGTGCCAGGTTAATTGTGTATTCGCTGGTAGTAATACCTAAGATATCACGTGAGTTTCCTGGTTTACCAACGCTCTGGCTATTCACCATAGTGGCGTTCAAAATTGCTCTGAACTGTTCTTGCCAATCATTGTTGGTTCTGTCGTTCCATTTGACTGTTACATTTGCCAGGTTATTTCGATTAAAGTCTAAGATACTTTCAGTCGTACTAATTGCAGTTACTTTTAAATAACCACGTGCTGCTTGGTTTCTTTTGGGTGTGTAACCAACTAATTTAGCCAAGTTAACAACACTATCACGACGCTCGGCTGTATCTAGAAAGTTTTCACGGCTATTTAAATCTACACGGAATGAAAGACTTTGCCCCATGAATGCCATGAGATCAAGCATTGCCACAAATTCGCTTGATTCAACAAAATCATTAAAGTTTTCTGGATAATACTGACGTAGATAGTCTACAAAAGTTTTTCTCAGTGTTTCAAAATTATAACTTTGAAAATCGGCTTCTCTATAATTTTGATAGATTCGTTTCCAATCTTCAATACCAAAAATGGTTGTTTGCCGTGAAGTTGTTGCCATATTATAAACTCTTGCTATGTAATAGCATTATTTATGGCATTAATAATGTGCGTAGTTTATACAACCTGCACTGTGTTATCGTCTTGATCGAATAGGAAATTAATGGTTTCTGGTGAAACACTCGGATTAATAATTATTACCAATTCAAGATTTACAGTATTATCTATCGAAGACACAACGACATCAACTAATTCTACTCTGGGGTCGTAGGTTGTTATGCGTTGAACTTCGGCAGTTATTTGACGCACTACTTCTGGTGTATTGGCTTCAAATATAAAATTCCAGATTCTGGTACCAACATCAGGTTTACCAGGCAATTCACCTTCTCTGATGGACAAAATGTTCAACAGATCTCTGATTACCAGTTCTCTGTCAGTGACTGTAAACTTTTTATATCGATTAACGGTGCTAAAGCCTTTGAATTTTGCCATTATGCTACTGTTCCTGTATTACTGCCTGTATTACTATTTACTGTATAACAAACCCATTCTCCACCAGCGGCTTCACATTCTGATTGTGTGGGGGCTATCAGAGTTGGATCGCTACAGGAACACACAGTAATGGGCTTGTTAGTGTTAATAATATTACTGTTTACTAAACCACTTAAACTTGGAAGTTGAAATGAAGCCGCATTAACTATGCCGGTATAATTTGGTACTGGTACCTTGGGATTATTAATAAGACCAATCACAGATGAGTCGATTCCAGCACGATTAACTGTTTGTGTAACCGCTGGTGGTGTATAAGTTACCGGACCGCTGCTGCCTCCAAAAAGTCCACCAAGTCCTCCAAGAAGCCCACCAAGTCCGCCAAAAATATTATTCAATGCTCCAGAAACACCACCAATTAAATTCCCAGCAACATCACTAATGGCACTGATACCACCAATACTTCCAGCTAGCTCACTAATACTTCCACCAATTGCACCAGTAAGATCATCAAATGTGGCGGTGAGATCGCCACCAAGTTGTCCTAAACTATCACCAATACCACCGACAACGTCAGATATTGCACCAGTTGCATCATTTAATAACGTGCCGCCACTGGTAAACATTGATGTGAGTTTAGTATCAACGAAATCAACTGAAAATTGTGCTCCCCGGGCGATTGAATCCATGTTCAACGAGTCAACTGCACTTAGTCCTCCACCAAGCACACCGCCAGAATCCCCTAGTCCTAACCAATCTTTGGTTGGTCCGATTCCATAATCGCCTATTACACTTGTGACACTTGCCACAACATCTGGAGATTCAAGCCCGCTAATAATTTTATTTGATTGTAATGTGTTTAATCCTTGCCCCAAAATATCTGACTGCATGGCTGTTTGTGTGCTGCTACTTCCTAATACATCTGATACTGCACCAATGCCATCTTTTCCGGTCCAAACTGTGGGGCTGTTTAACACATCGGACAGTGCACCAGGATCATCCAAGAACCTGTCAACTGTTCCTGGTTTAATGTAACCTGCATCTTCAAGCGCCTGTGGTTTTAAACCATACTTTCCTAATCCAGTAGTTGAGCTAATGGTATTAACCATTTCATCAACAGACAGTGTGTTTGCACTAGCTACAGTTTTTGATTTCTGTGCTAGTACCGTTCCAAGTTGATCGGCACTCACTGACCCAACTGACTCAATAACACGATCTTGATTGGCCAAATCTGTAATGTTTACATCTAAAATAGTCATTATTCTGGTCTAACTCCTATGGAGGAAACTTCGTTTAATTTATTAACTACATTGTCACTTGGTGGAACTTCACCCCCGCCATCATATTGAACATTAGTTGGCACACCTTTGTTGTGGTGTACATACGGTTCATGCGTTGGTGCCCGTGTTACAATGCTATCTAATAATCCTTCCCCACTAGTCCATCCGGAATCCGAGTGTTTGGTATCTGGCAGTTTAGTTCTAGCAGCATATACAGGAGGAGCACTAGGCAGGCTTGGTCCTGTGTTTAGCAATACAAATGCACCATTGACCGCAGTTGGACCAGTTGCACTTAGGCTTGTAGCAGTAGTTCCAGCTAAACCCAATGTTCCATCGCTTTTTACACTGATTGCTTTAGTGCTATACATGTTTACACTCTTTTCTCCCAATAAGCTCACGACACCTTCTGAATTTAAGATAGTTGCTTTTTTACTGTGCAAGTTTAATGCTTGCCCGGCGAATAAGTTTAAATTTTGATCAGCATGTATGTTAACATCACCCTGAGAACGTAAATTAATTGAATTAGCGGCATATACATCAACTGTGCCTTCCTTGCCTAATTCTACCCATGATTGACCATTTGCGTGAATTATGTGTATGCAATTTCCATCATCACTTAATAATATCTGATGTCCTTTGCCAGTTCTGATTCGTACCAGATTATCATTGCCAGTTAGATCCCCATCATCCATAACAAAACTGTGTCCGCTACGTCTGCCGACGACTTTTACATCATCTGGAGTCATTGCACCCGACCGTAGACTTTGCTGAATATTATATTCAGATGCACCGCTCTCGTAGATGGGTCTGCCAGGAGTGTTAATACCAAATGTTGCACTGGGTGATTCTCTATACGCACTGGATCCAATTGGTCCTCGAACAGAATCTTTGATTAGACCTTGCTGGTACATCACAGCCGCAGTGTAACTATGCACTGGTCTGGTTTGAGCAAAACTACGTGAATCTTCACGAATTTCTGTGTTCTGGTTGTTGATCTCTGTAACAGGCAATCGAGCAGCACCAGCATATCTTCTTTGTTCTTCTGGATTGTTAAATTCAAAATTGGAACTAGCGCCTGTTGCTGGTACCATGTGCATCAGATCTGGATCTGGAATTGAACCAACATAATAGCCCTGACTCTGATCACCGGCCACAAAAAAGCATAGTACTTTGACGCCAACATCAGGCACAGTAAACCACATACCATAACTATGGCTATTGCCAACATATTGACCTTGTCCTTGGCTGGTTCCTGATTGTTGTGTGTTTCCAAAGAATGGACTCAGATATCTGACGGTTCTCCAGGAAGTTTGATCACTTTTATCATCCACACCAAACTCTGGAATGTAAACCTGAACACGCCCAATGCGTGCCGGGTCATGATTGTTCATAACTTCACCAATAAATGGGCCAGTTTCGGTAGGAAACCCTCCGCGATCTATGCGATAACTTCCTGGACGACCTCTGCTACTTTGTAAATTTTCTGCCATAGTCTTAGTTATTCTCTGCTATAAATCAAACCTTAATAAATTTGCCAGTCTTTTCATCATAGTAACCTTCTTCATCGGTGGTATCGGTTACTGGATCGTAATTAACACGAATACGCTGATTTAAGAATGGATCATACGCATCATATGAAACCGGTTGACCAGAATCAATTGCTTGGATTTGTGCATCAAGTTCAGCTTGCGTGCGGCCACTAATATTCTTGCCTTTATAATAATACATTTGATCTGTGCCTTCAGCTAACGGGTCTGGAGTTACACCTTCTGGTATTCGCTGAAGCGTTTCCGGTTCTGTCCAACCTGGTCCGCTCTTGGGTATTGTTGGTAATGTAAATGCTGTGTTTGCCTGTTCAACAGGAGTGTCATTATATTTGGGTGGTAACTCTGGCTGAGTTTGAACCGCAGGATTGTCAGATAATACTGGCTGTGTATTGTTTTGCGCATATACTGGTGGCTGTTCAACAACTTCTGCAGATATTTGCTGCGCTGGCTCGGCATCATTATTATAAAAATCAGCAGCAGCCTCTGTGTCGCCATCAAACATATCCAGCACTTCTGCATCGGTGCTCCATTCTGGCATACCATAATCAGCTGGGTCTTGTACTTTGATTGGTGTGCCATCAGCACTGGCTTTGCCTCCACCAAGACTTGCTGAGATGTCACTGGTTGATATGTCAGCATCTTGCGCAGAAGCAACAATGTTTGCTTGACGGCGATCTTCACGTATTTTGTCCTGAGCACCTGTGCGTAATCCTCCTGACACCCGTTCAACATCCGGATTATCCAGATAGGTCATCAATGTGCCTTCTAGTCTCTGCTTAAACTCGCCTTTGGATAGCACAGTTGTGATCGTATTTGCACGGTATACCAGACTTAATGATCCGCCGCTGTAAGGAGTATCAGTTCTAAGTGTGTTTGGCTTATAGTTGATATCCATGAGGCCATCTGGACGGTAATCAGCAGCAGTATTATACTTGATTCCAAACAGTATCTCACTAGCGTCATAATTTATTGATCCATCGGTCATAAACGGCCCCAGCCCAACATCCGACAATGCTACGTCTGGACTATAAAAAATTTCGCTCTGTGCCATCCAGTCAGGGTCACCTAAGATTTCAACTGTTGCATTGGCTTGGTCAGCTGGGCTATACAGTAGGCTGGCAATGTTGGCAGCGATTTCACCACTCTTGCTTCCAGTACCACCCAGCGCACTTTCATTGGAGCGAGGCATATAATAGTTTTTGGTGATGTGAATTGTATTGGCCTGTGGCATTGAATCGGATCCACCAGTTACACCCAGTGCCTGCTGATAATACAAATAATTGTATGACTGCGAAAAATTCAAAATCTCTGTGTTTTGACCAGTAAACCAATAATCATACTGTTTGTGTACACCACGATACAGTGGTGGTCCAGTGTATGGTGTTCTCAATGACGTAACATTGTATCTGCTGATCACATAATGTATTCTGTATGCGTAATCATTGGTTTTGTTATCGTACTTTATGGGTACAATTTTTGTTCTGATTTTGTACCACATAAATGGATTTTTCTTTCCATCAGTGTTAAATTTAACTTCACCAGTAACTCGATCCACATAGACATTTGTTTGTGATGAAATATAGGTACTATTTTTAAGCACATATTCAATTGCCTGAATAATACTGGTGCCGGCTGGTATGGTATAAATTTGACTGGACTTTTGAACAGAATTTTTATTGGTATCCAGTTGATTTGCTGGATCATCCTTGGTCGGTGGCATACCAGTGTTGCTTTTGGCAGTATTCCCAGAAGCTAACACCTCAGCATCAGCAATTGACTCGTGCTCAAATTCTATCACAAATTCATTTGGATAAGTCTGTTTTTTGTCTGGTCCATTGCCTGATATTCTTTTCTGGTGTGCATTTAATGCTTCAGTTAGTCCTTTAAAAATCAATCGTTTGGTAGGATCTACGTTTGCTCCCTGTCGTTCCAGAGATTCAGACAATTGCACTGAGGCTGCGCCACCAGCATCTTGTATTTGGCCAGACAAAATATCCTTTACTGTGCCACCAATTAACTCAACGTTGAACGGGATGTGCGAATGTGTATCACTAAATGGAAGCACACTCTGTG